GATGCCTTTTCCATTGTACTGTATTTTACCATAGAAAAGCAAGTTTATCCAGTGTCAGATCCACCAAATATACAGCGAAAATATCGCCTTATGTTCTGTACATTTAGCCGCTTGCTATACGCCGAAAGGTATGGTAATATACAGTTACCGAAAGGGAAAACAACCAAAAAACCACGAAATTTGGAGGAAAAACACAATGGTATCATACGGAATCGCAAAGGCAAGAGCAATGGCAAACAGAACGGACTGGAACGAAAGAACCGAAATCACAAAGGCAGTTATCACCTGGGTGGACGATGAATACGAATACGACCTTGAAATTGAAAATGAGGACAGAATGGACGATGAAGAGTTCACAGAATGGGTTGAGAAAAATGCAGAAAGCCTTGCAAAGGCAGATGCAGAAGAAAATGAAACGATTTTTGAGGGCATTGACAGAATCGACTTCAAGGAGGACTACATTGATGACGATGCTATTTTCGATGAGGAATACGAAAATGCCTGCGAATTTGAATGGGAATGCATGACGGGAAGATAAACCTTCCCCACTCTTTCCAAACAGCCCCTGATTCAAGGGGCTGTGGCTCGTACCGAAGATATATAGTACACAAAATACAGCTGTTATGTTTGTGCAGTATATTTCTCCGATATGACTTGCTATACTTGAAATTGTATGATAATATGGTTATAATGAGAGTAGAATCTCAATTACAAAACTGCCCACTGGGGCATAAAAATAAATGATGCAGACTTGCTTTTCAGCAGGTCTTTTTTCTTACATGGGAGGTGAATACAATGGCAAGATTTAAACCAACCCGCTTTATGGCGGAGAATTCCAAGTATAACAAAAAGGTGGCGGACTATGCTGTTTCTTTTATTGAATGCCTCAGCCATACCAAAGGCACATGGGCAGGAAAGAAATTTGAACTGCTGAACTGGCAGGAGCAGATTATCCGTGACCTGTTCGGCATTCTGAAACCGAACGGCTATCGGCAATTCAACACGGCTTACATTGAAATTCCCAAGAAGAATGGCAAATCAGAGCTTGCAGCTGCCGTCGCTCTGCTATTAACTTGTGGTGACGGAGAACAGCGAGCGGAGGTCTATGGTTGTGCCGCAGACCGACAGCAAGCCTCGATTGTTTTTGACGTTGCCGCAGATATGGTTCGTATGTGTCCGGCTTTGATGAAAAGAGTCCGGATACTTACTGCACAAAAAAGAATTGTATACACACCGACCAACAGTTTCTATCAGGTGCTTTCGGCAGAAGCCTACTCCAAGCACGGTTTCAACATTCACGGGGTTGTGTTTGATGAACTGCATACACAGCCGAACCGAAAGCTGTTTGATGTTATGACCAAAGGCTCCGGTGATGCCAGAATGCAGCCTTTGTACTTCCTGATTACCACTGCCGGAACGGACACCAACAGCATCTGCTATGAAGTTCACCAAAAAGCAAAGGACATTCTGGAGGGTAGAAAACATGACCCGACATTTTATCCTGTCATTTATGGTGCAGATGAATCTGAGGACTGGACGGATCCGAAGGTGTGGAAAAAGGCAAACCCAAGTCTGGATAAAACCATTGGAATGGATAAGGTGGTGGCTGCGTGTAACTCTGCAAAGGAAACTCCCGGCGAGGAAAATGCGTTTCGGCAGCTAAGACTCAATCAATGGGTAAAACAGGCTGTTCGTTGGATGCCAATGGAAAAGTGGGACAAATGCAAGGTGGCTTTTAATGAAGAGTTGCTTACGGGGCGTGTTTGCTATGGCGGGCTTGACCTTTCCAGTACAACGGATATTACAGCTTTCGTGCTTGTCTTTCCACCTACTGAAGATGATGAACATTATTATGTTCTTCCTTACTTCTGGCTGCCGGAAGAAACACTGCCACTCAGAGTAAGACGTGACCATGTTCCATATGATATATGGGAACGGCAAGGCTACTTGAAAACCACTGAGGGAAATGTGGTTCACTATGGCTTTATTGAGAATTTCATCGATGAACTGGGGCAGAAATTTCACATCAAAGAAATTGCATTTGACCGCTGGGGTGCAGTGCAGATGTCGCAAAATCTGGAGGGGCTTGGATTTACAATGGTTCAGTTCGGGCAAGGCTACAAAGACACTTCCCCTACATTAGACATAAATGCTTCAACCTGTTCTCTCTTTGGTGGGTATGCCATTTCATCGGTCATATTCAAGATGATAACTGCTTTTTCTGGATAAACAAGCACTTTGTGAATCACGGTATGGAAAAACGTCTGACGGTCTTCGATATGCTCCAGCCGAAGAGCCAGCCAACGAAAATAATTTTCAAAATGCTCTTTTTTCAGCTGCGGCTGCAAAATCGGCATCTTTTCAATCTCTGCTTTTTGTTCTTCCAGCTGAGTCAATTTTTCTTGCAATGCCTTTGAACTTGGACACGCAATCAGAGCGTTCACTGTTCCTTGTACCTGCTTTTCAATCTCATTCAACCGTTTGCTGCGGTCTGGTTTTCCATCCATATCCGTGGTATAGATTTGGTACAGTCGTTCTGCAAGCGTGGAAACCTGCTCTTCTGTGAAAAAGGTTTGCAAGGCATCTATCACCACCTGCTCCAGTTTGTCTGCATGAATATGTACGCTGTTTTCTGCATGCTCCCTGCTCCGGCAAGCATAATAGAAATACTTTCGTTCTACAGACGAACCGCAGACATATCTTCCGCAGACACCACACTGCAACAGCCCTGACAGTGCGTAAACATGCCCTGTGGCGTGTTCTCTGGAACGGTGGGCAGACTGATTCAACTTTTCCTTTACCCGTTCAAATGTCGTCTGTGAGATGATTGCCGGACAGGTTTCCGGCTCTTCGATGCCGTCTATGTAGTGTATCCCTGTATATTTGTCATTGTGAAGGATGTCGGAAACGGTATAGCGTTTAAATTCGTTTCCATAGTTCGTCCGGTATCCATCTGCATTCAGCTGGTCTGCAATGGATTGAATCGTACAGCCGGAAAGATAGCTTTTGAAAATCCGCCGTACATTCACCGCCTGCTCTTCGTTGATGACAAATCGCTTGTCTTTCCGGTCATAGCCATACAGGACCCGACCGCCGAAATTATGCCCTTTTATAATGCTTTCCCGAATGCCACGCTTGCATTTTCGGGAAAGTTCCCGGCTGAAATATTCGTCCATGGATTCCAGCAATCCTTCAATCAAAATGCCCTCTGGACTGTCTGTAATGCGTTCAGTCGCAGATAATACCTTTACGCCATTCTTTTTCAGCTGCTGCTTGCTGATGGCACTATCATAGCGGCTACGGGCGAATCGGTCGAGTTTATAAACCAGCACATAATCCCAGTCGCCGTTCTTGCTATCCTTTAGCATTTTCTGAAACTGCTCCCGATGCTCTGTAGAAGTGCCGGAGGTTGCACGGTCGATGTATTCGCCTACGATTTGAATTTGCTCCGCCTTTGCAAACTCTTCGCAGACACGCCGCTGCCCCTCAATGCTCTGTTCTGTTTGCCGGTCGCTGGAATAACGACCATAAAACACTGCTCTTTTCATAATCGCTCCTTAATTGTACCGCCCTGCAAAAAATGCAAGGCGGCTTTTTTAATCATCAATGTTATAGCTGTAGCTATAACTATCATACAAGCTTGACAGTTCCTCTTCTGCCTTTTTTGCTTTATGGTTGGAGATTACAGACACGACAATCACGTACAGCACAAACGACACAATGGACGTTATAATCAGGTTTTTCCCACCAGTTTTGTCGTTTTTGCCAACCTGAATACATCCAAGGACAAGTCCTACAATCGGAATCAAAAATGCGATGACGTACATCCATATTTCTACACCGCCGGCGTTATGTACCTGTGACATTGTAATCGGGTCATATACAATCGTAGGCATTCCGCATTTTGGACATTCTTTTGTTTTCGGTGCATAGATTTCTTTGCAATACTCACAATACCGCTTTTCCCCAGAAATCTGCGACAAGTCCGTGCCACACTTATAGCACTTGTCGTTTGCTTCGCCGTTCATTTCACCACAATTTGGGCAAGTTTTCATTTCAATACACTCCTTTTTTCATTGGGCAAAATTGTTTTACCCTCTTTTATTTTATTATAGCAAGTATCGGATTCAAAAGCAAGTTATAACTGATTTTGTAACCTATTTGTAACCGTATTTAGAGAAATAAACAAAATCAATTTGTCGAATTTGCATAATATCAATAAAAATAGTTACAAAAAGTCCCACCGGAGCAGGTACATCAACCGCTTCGATGGGACTTTTTCATTGATTGTTGATAAACTGTTGAAACTGTTCAAATACCTGCCGTTCCAGCGGATGCGTTAAAAATTTATTTCTTGCAAGCAAGATTTGCATTCGTCTGGAACGGATTTCTGCCGCCTGCATGGACACATTGCAGAGTGCGGCAATTTCTTTCGCTGTGGTGGCATGCAACGCCCACAGCACACAAGCCGGCATCAGACAGCCCACGGCAAAACGGTCAGCTTCCTGCTCCTCTGCGGTGCGGCTGCTGTCACGGTAGCGTGGGTCACTGCCAACATGACCTAATAGATAGTGTCCCAGTTCATGCATGACCGTAAACCGCTGCCGTTGCACAGACTGGCTCTTGTTCAGCAAGATGATACCGTTATTGGTCACTTTCCCAGCCTGTTTAATGTCATCATAAACGCATTGCAGCTGGTATTGTGCAGCAATCTGCACGGGTTTCAGCGGCAGTTCCGCCACGTGGCAATCAATCAAGCATTGCCAGCTTGCATTCCTGACATGTTGATATTTTCCATAATTCAGCATAATTCACCCTTGTGTTATTGTAACACGAGGGCGTTTTTTTATGCATTACAAATCATCCGGCACACGTGGCAGGTTCGCAATTCGTTCTCGCTCTGCCTGCGTCATCTCTTCGGTATGCGGCGGTTCTCCGCCACGGGCGGCGACTTTTACCGTATAAACCATAGATTCTTTTAGATTGATTGGCTGGTCTGATTGATGGTTTTCCACAATTTTTTGCACAAACCGGTCAATTACCTGCTTGTCGTTTCCTTCCAAGCCGATATACGTTTCCAGAACCTTCCGGGCGGTGTCGCTCAGCTTATATTTCTGCACCAGCTGGTCAATTACAGATAACGCATTCGCATCATACATTTCGCCCGTTCCGTGCTCCAGCCATTCCCGGTTGATGCCGTATTCTTTGCAAATGATGCCTATAATCAGTGGTTTTTCTGCGGCATTCGTTTCATTTCTGTCCCAGTTTCTCACAACATGACCAGATACTCCGATTTTTGCCCCGAATGCGTCTCGAGACAAATGCAAACTTTTTCGCAACTCTAATATTCTTGCGTTTACACTCATTTCGTCCATGCTATCACCTCCTATCTGCTATTTATTATATCACACGAAAAAGTGGCTGTCAACCAAAAATAAAAAATATTTTTTTGGAAAAAGGGGTTGACAATCAGAAAAAAGTGTGCTATAATTGGCTCACAGCCAAAACAAAGGAAATGAAATTGGTTGTAAACCAAATCGGCAAGACCAGCAGAAAACTTAAACGGGAAGTAAACCGCAGGAGAAAACTGAAAGCCGGGCTGAAATTAAAGCAGAAAGGGGGTGAGAATATGGCAGGATTGATTGCTTTGATTGCGATAATTTTTTCTATTATCAATATCATCAATATGTTCCGTGATTGATGGGACAGTTCTATAAGAACAGCGGATTATAAAGATCCTCAAAATCAACTGGAACCATTTTTGCTTTGTTTCCACATATTAACTTCAATGTGCATTTTGCTTTTTTTAAATCGCAAGTGTTTATTTTGAAATCCGGTATAATGAAACATCCGCTTATTCCTTGATGTGGAGGAAGATTCTGTGGCAAATCTAAAGAATAATATTCCGCAGTTTGTTTTCCTCTTGCTTTGACGCAAAATATGTTTTCAGATACAGAAGAAACATATTTTTCCTCATCGCCCACAATTAAAAAGGCTTGTGTAATTGTGCAAGGTGTTTCAGAAAGATTTGTAACTGCAATTTGTATTGCTAAATTTTTGTCTTGGTCTTCATTAAAAGAAAAAATCTTAAAAGCAATCGGTGTCGCTTTTAAATGAAATCGTTTTTTAAATGCTCCCCATATATAAGGAATAGTTGAAAAGACAAGTGCAACAAAAGACATCAGCAATTCATAACCTGGATGTTCTCCAAAATAATCTACAATTTTTTCTAATAAATCCATATATATTCACCTCCCTTCCATATTACTATACCACACTTTGCATATTTCGTCAACGCAACATATAAAAACATTGAAAGGTGGTGATGACATGAAGAGAGATGGAACAGCCTATTATCCGGTGTTGGAATCTGAAATCATACTGCGGAAGATTTCAAAAAAGGATATTTACTCACTTTTAGGCTTGCAGGCAAACACATTTACACTAAAATTGAATGGAAACCTGCGTTTTTCGCTGGATGAAGCAATCCGTATTCAGGAAACATTCTTTTCGGATGTTTCTGTAAACCAGTTATTCCGGCATGAATGAATGTTTAACACTTGTTTTTAACACTCGGCGAGCATTAAACGAGCGTTGAGCAAGCGTTAAATTCGCTGACCTATCGGCAATACGGGGACGATGTGGCAGCATCGTGGGCAATTACCTCCTAACTTTGCCTTTATACTAATACGCTTTGCGGTGAGCGTATCACCGCTGCACGGGATGGGTCAGAGTGACCAGCAGCTTTGCTGTGCGGTGCAATTCCGCAGCATCCACAAAATTTCAGGAGGAACAGAACATGAATCAAGACGAACAAAAGCCCTGCTGTGTGAACTGTCACATCAGCGGTGTGCCTTTGTATCTGGGGCTGGATGGCAAGCAGCACTGTGCGGATCACATTGGTTTGCTGCTGCCAGATTTCCCGAAGCAGGAAACCAAACCTGTTAGAAAGGATGTGATTTTATGAAAGAACTGGAACTGATTGCTTATTGCTTGTCTTTGATGAACGAAGAAGACTACAATCTGATGCTGGCGTTTATGGCTGGTGCAACATTCAAGCGGCTGGAAACAGCGAACAAGTAAGGAGGAAACGGCATGGAAAAGCCGATGAAAGCAAGCGTTGTGCCTGCAACGGAGCAGGCAGACCGTTCGGTCTATGAAGCGTTGGCGATGCTGATTGTGGAGTTCTACAAACGGAATCCGGAGTTCGTAGAACATCCAGAACGGATGGCAGAGCATGAGCCGGAAAGTTGAGTATCGGAACGGGTTCAAATACATGTACTGCGAGCAATGCGGGCTGGATTGGAACGTATCCTGGCAGTTTGTCGGGTGGTATGTGTGCCCGATTTGCCGAAATAAGAACAGGAAGGAGAAGCAAAAAGATGGGAAAAATCGTTGTAAAGGGTGACTGGAATCAACATGATGTTCGCATTCATTCAATGGGGCTCAACAGAGCAGATGCGGCTAAGATGTTGCTGGCGGCGTTTATCAGCATCACGGAAACGCTGGATGATGACATCAAAAAAGCCACGTTCCTGGCTGCATTGGACTGCTGCAGGAGCGAGGTGTACAGCCCAAAAATTGAGGTGATAAAATGACCCCAGAACAGCGGCTGAAGAAGAATCAAGAATCACTGGAAAGCTACAACTGGTATAAAGCCCACCATGTTTGCGTGCGATGCAACAACGCCCCAGCAGTAGACGGGTTTGTTACTTGCCAAGCATGCCGGGAAGCGATGAATGCAAGCAACCGTTTTCGGTATGCCGGATTAACACCCGAACAGAAAGCAGAACGGTCGGCGAAGAAAAAAGCAGTCAGAGCGGCATGGCGAGCCGCTGGGCTTTGCACCCGATGCGGCAGGAAGCGAGAGGACAAGCAGCTTTTAACCTGCGAACACTGCAGGAAAAAGGATAAAAGAGGAGGCAAAAGAACATGCAAACAATGATTTTAGGCGGCATTGCAATAGCACTCTTCTGGGTCTGGGTTGCATGGCGGCGACATAACAGCCAGTGGGAAGACGAACAACTACATCGGGAGGACGAAAAATGAGCGTGAAAATCAACAGTCTGGAAATCGAAAATGTTAAGCGAATCAAGGCGGTAAAGCTGGAACCGTCTGCAAACGGTTTGACCATCATCGGCGGCAACAACAACCAGGGCAAAACCTCCGTACTGGATGCGATTGCATGGGCACTGGGCGGCGACAAGTACAAGCCTACTGCTGCGGCAAGGGATGGAGCATACACTGACCCCATCTTGCATGTAGAGTTGTCCAACGGGCTGATTGTGGAGCGAAAGGGCAAGAACAGCAGCCTGAAAGTCATCGACCCACACGGGAACAAGGCAGGACAGCAGTTGCTAAACTCGTTTCTGTCTGCACTGGCACTGGACTTGCCAAAGTTTATGCATGCATCCGACAAGGAAAAGGCGGCAATTCTGCTGCAAATCATTGGCATTGGCGACCAACTCGCTCAGCTGGAAGCAGAAGAAAGCCGCCTGTACAACCAGAGAACCGCCATCGGCAGAATCGCAGACCAAAAACAGAAGTACGCTTCAGAGTTGCAATGCTGGGAGAATGTCCCCAGTACGCCTGTTTCTGCATCAGAACTCCTTGCAAAACAGCAAGCGATACTGGCACGAAACGGCGAAAATCAGCGAAAGCGAGAACATGCCGTTCAATATGCACAGGAACTCACTGCTGCACAGGCAGCCTATGACGCAGCCAAAAAACGACTGGAACAGGCAGAACAGAATGCAAGGATTGCACAGATGTCCGCACAGGATTTGCAGGACGAATCTACCGCTGAACTGGAAAAGAGCATTGCGGAAATAGATGCCATCAACATGAAAATTCGGGACAACCTGAACAAGGAACACGCCGAAGAAGAAGCAAAGACCTATCGGCAGGATTACGAAGCATTGACCAAACAGATTTCCGTACTCCGGCAAGAAAAGCAAGACTTGCTGCAATCCGCTGACCTGCCGTTAGAAGGGCTGACGGTGGAAAACGGTGCGTTACAGTATCACGGCAAACAGTGGGACAGCATGAGCGGTTCGGAACAATTGCGTGTGGCAACTGCCATTGTTCGCAAACTGAATCCAGACTGCGGTTTTGTGCTGCTGGACAAGCTGGAACAGATGGATAGCAGCACCTTACAGGCATTCGGGCAATGGCTGGAGCAAGAGGGCTTACAGGCAATCGCTACACGGGTTTCTACTGGTGAGGAATGCAGCATCATTATTGAGGATGGCTATTCTGTAAACAATCAGGAACAGCAGCCGAAACCGCCAACCATGCAGAAGACATGGACGAAAGGAGCATTTTAAATGGATTTTCAAGAAACAAACGGCATTCAGACGGGTTCCGGCATCAAGCTGGTCATCTATGGACAGGAAGGCGTTGGCAAGTCCTCGCTGGCGGCACAACTGCCAGGGGCGGTATTTCTTGACTGCGAGGGCAGCACATCAAAAATGAACGTCCGGCGGCTGCCGAAGCCCACCAGCTGGGAGATGTTGCAGCAGGAATTGCAATTTGTGCTGGAATCTCATGTACAGCGGCAGTATCAGACGGTCGTCATTGATACCTTCGACTGGGCAGAACGCCTTGCCATTGCACAGCTGTGCAGCAAACACAACGTGAACGGCATCGAGGGCTTCGGCTACGGCAAGGGCTGGGAGTATGAAGCCGAAGAAATCGGGCGGTTTTTGGACAGCACCGAACGACTCATTCAGGCAGGCATCCATGTTGCTTTGCTCTGCCATGCAATCACCCGAAAAGCCTCTCTGCCGGAAATTGATGCAGAATATGACCACTGGGAATTGAAACTGGGAAACAAAACAACCAACAAGATTGCACCACTATTAAAAGAGTGGTCGGACATCACCCTGTTTCTGGCGTTCCAGACCCACGTCATTGCAACCGACGACAAGGGCAAAAAGCACAAGGCGACTGCCTGCAACCGTGTGATGTACACCACCAAAACGGCGTGGTGGGATGCAAAGAATCGGTTCGGGCTGCCCGAAATGCTGCCGCTGGAATACGCTTCGATTGCTTCCCTCTTTGCTACTCCCCCTGCCCCTGCACCGGTATCCAAAGCACAACAGCTTGTGGAACAGGCACAGGCTGCCGGACTGCCGACCGAACAGGATTTTGCAACTGCAACGCCGATTGTTACAACGCCGGATTCGTTGGACGGCATCTTTCCGCAGCTTGCACAGCTGATGGAAGCAAATCACGTTTTCCCTGAAGAACTGCAACAGGTTGTTGGGGAAAAGGGATATTTTCCGGCAGATATGCCCGTCAATCAGTATCCGCAGGATTTCGTAGAGGGCTGGTGCATCCCGTGGTGGAAAAACATCTTCGATATGATTCAGCAGAACCGAAACGTCCCGTTTTAATGCAAGCAAACAAAACCAATCAAGGTAAATTTAGAAAGGTAGGTATTTTTCATGGAAAACTATAACACAACTGCACAGGGTCACGAATTGGGCTGGGAGGATGAAATCCAGCAGGAAAGCAGCTTCATTTTGCTGCCGGAGGGCGATTATCGCTTCACCGTGGAGAAGTTCGACCGTGCCAGACACAACGGCTCTGACAAAATTCCGCCTTGCAACAAGGCAATTCTCCACTTTCGGGTATTCAGCCCGGACGGCAGCAGCGTGCTCTTGCAGGAAAACTTGTTCCTGCACACAAAGATGGAATGGAAGCTGTCGGAATTTTTCGCCAGCATCGGCATGAAGCAAAAGGGACAGGCTGCACGGATGAACTGGCAGGAAGTCAACGGAAAAAGCGGCATTTGTCACGTGAAAATCCGCAATTATGACAAGAAAGATGGCGGCGTTGGACAGGCAAACCAGATTGAAAAGTGGTATCCATCCTATGACCAGCCGCAGCTTGCTCAGAGTGCCCCACAGCAGACCTACACCGCACCGCAGCCGAACAACAACACACAGCCGTGGCAGTCACCGCAGGGCGGCTGGAACAAAGGTCAGTTTTAAGGAGTGATACAAGATGCAAATGCGACCCTATCAGCAGGCGGCACGCACCGCCGTGCATCGGGAGTGGGACGAGGGCAGAAACCGCACACTGCTGGTTCTGCCCACCGGCTGCGGCAAAACCATCGTCTTTGCAAAAATCACCGAAGACGAAGTTCGCAGCGGCAATCGGGTGTTGATATTGGCACATCGGGGCGAGTTGCTGCAACAGGCAGCGGACAAGCTGGAACGCACCAGCGGCTTGAAATGTGCCGTAGAAAAGGCAGAACAAACTTGTCTGGGGCAATGGTATCGGGTCACTGTGGGCAGCGTGCAAACCCTGATGCGGCAGAAACGCCTTGCTCAGTTCCCTGCCGATTACTTCCAGACGATTATCATTGACGAAGCACACCACGCCATTTCGGACAGCTATCAGGTGATTTTAAATCATTTCTCCGGTGCTCATGTGCTGGGCGTAACGGCAACGCCAGACCGTGGCGACAAGCAAAATCTGGGCAAGGTGTTCGATAGCTTGGCGTATGAATACACCCTGCCGCAGGCAATCCACGAGGGATACTTAACCCCGATTCGGGCATTGACCGTCCCGATTCAGATTGACTTTACACAGGTTGGAACAACTGCCGGCGATTACAAGCCCGGAGAGATTGCCACGGCGTTAGACCCCTATCTGGAACAAATCGCCGCCGAAATGGCAAAGCACTGTGCTGACCGCAAAACGGTGGTATTCCTGCCGCTGGTCAAAGCCTCTCAAAAGTTCCGTGATTTGCTCTGTCAGCACGGATTCCGTGCGGCAGAGGTCAACGGCGAATCCGATGACCGAGAACAAATCTTGCAAGACTTTGCGGATGGCAAGTACAACGTGCTCTGCAACAGCATGCTGCTCACAGAGGGCTGGGACTGTCCGGATGTGGATTGCGTGGTCGTGCTGCGGTCAACCAAAGTGCGTGCTCTGTATTGTCAGATGGTCGGGCGTGGCACACGGTTGGCAGAGGGCAAAGACCACTTACTCTTGTTGGATTTTTTGTGGAATACCGAGAAGCATGAACTCTGCCGTCCGGCGTGCCTGATTTGCGAGGACGAAGCCGTACAGCAGAAGATGACCCAGCTGCTGGAAGAGCAAGTCGGCATCCCGATTGACATCGAAGCAGCAGAGAATCGGGCATCCGAAGACGTAGTAGCAGACCGAGAAGCGAAACTTGCCGAAAAGCTGGAAGCGATGAAAAAACGAAAATCGAAACTGGTCGACCCGTTGCAATATGAACTGTCGATTCAGTCACAGGATTTGTCCGGCTATGTTCCGGCGTTCGGGTGGGAATCCAATCCCCCGACCGCCCAGCAGAAAAAAGCCTTGGAAAAACGGGGCATCAATCCCGATGCCGTAGAGAGTGCCGGAAAAGCAGAACAGATTCTGCGTGCGGTGGCTCAGCGGCAGCAAAGCGGACTGGCAACGCCAAAACAAATTCGCTGCTTGGAAAAGTACGGGTTTCAGCACGTCGGCGGCTGGAAATTCGATGCGGCAAAAAATCTGATCAACCGCATCGCTGCAAATGGCTGGCGTGTCCCGAACAGCATTACCGCATCAGAATATATACCGGAGGGGTGAAGCATGGATAAATGGATGATAGAAATAACAATTTAGACGAACTACTGGACTACATCGACCCTGCATCCTTAACCTATCAGGAATGGTGCGGCGTGGGCATGGCGTTGAAAGATGCCGGCTATGACTGTTCACTCTGGGATGTCTGGTCACAGCGAGATGCTGCACGTTATCACAAGGGCGAATGCGAAAAGAAATGGCGAACCTTTGCAGGCTGCGAACATCCCGTCACTGCTGGAACGATTGTGCATCTGGCACTGGAAAACGGCTACCGCCCCCAGTATTCAAAAAAAGAATCTCATGCCTTGAACTGGGATGACACCATTGGGGAAGATTATGTGGTTACCAGCCGAAAAGAAGCACAGGACATCCCCATTCCAGAGCCGGAAACATGGAATCCAGCACAGGAACTTTCCCAATATATCGAAACGCTGTTTGAAGCAGATGATTTTGTGGGCTATGTCACAGAAACATGGAAGAACAAAGACGGCAAGTATATGCCAACATCCGGCTGCTGCGACCGCACCGCTGGGCAGCTGCTGGAGGCTCTGAGCCAGTGCGGCGATGACATCGGAGCAGTGTTCGGGGACTACATGGAAGCAGCGGGGGCATGGATTCGCTTCAACCCGTTGGATGGCAAGGGCGGCAAGAACGAAAATGTCACGGAATATCGGTTTGCGTTGGTAGAATCCGATGTGCTGGACATCGAACGGCAGAACGGGATTTTACATGAAATGCAGCTGCCCATTGCCTGCTTGGTTTACAGCGGTGGCAAGAGCCTACACGCCATTGTGCGAGTGGATGCTCCCAGCTACGAGGAATACCGGAAGCGAGTGGATTTCCTCTATGACGTTTGCGACAAAAACGGGCTGAAAGTCGACCGTCAGAACCGGAATCCGTCCCGTCTATCCAGAATGCCGGGCGTGATGCGAAACGGAAAGAAGCAATTCTTAGTTGCAACCAACATCGGGCTGAGTTCGTGGGCAGAGTGGAAGGACTACATCGACAGTGTCACCGATGACCTGCCAGAGTTTGAAAGCATGGCGGAAGCGTGGGAACACATGCCGGAACTATCGCCGCCGCTCATTGAAAACGTGCTGCGGCAAGGACACAAAATGCTGATTGCAGGACCTTCCAAAGCCGGCAAATCCTACGCCCTCATTGAAATGTCCATTGCGATTGCTGAGGGCAGGCAGTGGCTGGGCTGGCAATGTGCAAAGGGGCGTGTGCTGTATGTCAATCTGGAATTAGACCGGGCAAGCTGCCTGCATCGTTTTCGGGATGTGTATCAGGCAATGGAACTGCCAGCGGCGAATCTCCAGAGCATTGACATCTGGAATCTGCGTGGTGTGACCGAGCCGATGGACAGGCTTGCCCCGAAACTGATTCGGCGAGCCAAGAAAAAACAGTACATTGCTGTCATCATCGACCCGATTTACAAGGTCATCACGGGCGATGAAAACAGTGCTGACCAGATGGCACATTTCTGCAACCAGTTTGACAAGGTGTGCACGCAGTTGGGCTGTGCGGTGATTTATTGCCACCACCACAGCAAGGGGGCTCAGGGCGGCAAACGCAGCATGGATAGAGCATCCGGTTCGGGAGTGTTTGCCCGTGACCCCGATGCTCTGCTTGACCTGACAGAACTGGAACTGTCCGAGGACATCCGCAAGCAGGAAACCAACACGGCGATCTGTGATGCGTGCGTGGAACAGCTGCGGCGGCATGCTCCGGCAGTGTTGGCGGATGCCTCGCCGGATGCCCTGCTGAGCCATGTAGAAGCCCTGAAGCTGTGTCAGGACAATCTGCCGCCAGCCGTCTATGAAGCGTTTCTCAGCGAGATAGAAACCATCAAACGGACAGTGCGACAGCGGACGGCGTGGCGGCTGGACGGTACGCTGCGAGAGTTCCCGAAGTTTGAGCCGAAGAATCTGTGGTTTCGGTATCCGGTACACGTGGAAGATACCATTGGCGTGCTGAAAGATTTGCAGTCAGAAAGCGAGATGCATCCGTATCAACGTGGAAATCAGAAACGGGGAGCAAAAACCAAAGAAAACTATGCAGCACAGAAAGCCGACAAGAAAGCGGCTTTTGAAAACGCCTTCAATGCCTGCAATCTGGATGGAACGGTGACCGTTCAGAACATGGCAGAGTATTTAGGCGTAAGCCGAAGAACCATTGAAAATCGCATAAAAGAATATGATGGATTTATTCTTAAAAACGGCGATATTGTTAGAGAAACAAGCAAATGAAAAAATGCGAAAAAAATTGCGAAAACAGTGTATATATATATACTATTTTCGCTGTCGCAAAATTGACGTCAATGGGTAAAAGTAAAAAGAGTGCGATAGCACAGCACTCTTTTAACACTTTTCCCCTTTCATTGACAAACGAAAAACCAAAAATGGAGGGAACAATATGACAACTTTTTTTATGCCCATGATTCCACCAACCAGTACGCACCAACAGCAAGGACACACCGTTGACAAGCACGGCGTGCATCACTTCTACAAGCGAAACAACGGCGAGGCGGAAGCCAAGCTTGCAGCACACCTGATGAAGCACATCCCTGAACAGCCGTATCATGGTGCTGTGCAGGTCATTGTGAAGTGGTGCTATCCGATCAAAGCCAAACATCAGGACGGCGAACCGTACACCAACAAGCCAGATGTGGACAACCTCTGCAAGGCGTTGTTTGACATCATGACCAAGCTGCACTACTGGGGCGATGACAAGCAGATCTACAGTGCAGTAGTAGAAAAGTACTGGGCGGATGTTCCAGGCGTGTTTGTACAGATCACGGAGGCGGAAAAGGAGGAATCAAAATGAAAAAGCTGATTGTTGAGATTGCTGACAAGTATGCAGATGCCGCATCAATGACATTTATCGGGACAAACTGTGCTGAATCAGAGAAGATTCGTATGACTGTCGCAGCAGTTGCTCTCAAGCCAGATATAACGGCAATTGCGGTTTGTGAAGATGGGAGTTTGATTCGGTATGAAGGTGATTTGGCTTCCAAAGATCAGCTGTCCATTGAAAAATTGATAAATGCAGTCAGACAGCTGGAAGATTTACGCAATGACCGTGAGGGCTTTGCAGACTACGATGAAGAAGACAATGCCTTTGTGCGTGACATTGAAGCAATTGACACAGCGATTGCGGCGATGCAGCAGCTGGCAGCATTGGATATAGCCGGAAATCGGTAAAAAGGGGGAATCCAAATGAAGAACCCAGCCTTACAGCGAAAAAACTTGTATAACAAGAACGAGGTTGAACACAGTCACGAAATGGCAATTTATCAGGGGATGGCGATGGTGTTTGTGACGCTGGAATGGCACTATGGATGGAAACAGAAACGGCTTCAGCGGCTGTTTGACAACGTGCAGTCCATTGCTGAAATACCGCCGATTTTTGGCAAGTCGCCAGACGTGTTGGAACAGATGCAACATTTTAAGCAGGATTATCAGATTGACTTCACAAAGATTCGACTGAAAACAAAGGAGAAATGAGGATGACAAAAGAAGACCTGAAACAATGCAACGCAAAATGGAAAGAACTGCATCAAATCGAAACGCTGGTGCAAACACTTCGAGCGGATGCACGCAGCACAAAGGCGGTTTGTTATAACCATGAACCAAAGAGCAAGGGAGAGGCAACTGCAGCGGTACAGACGTATGTGGAACGGCTGGAAGAACTGTCAAACCGATATGAACAAGTAAAAGAGAACCTGATGAAAGATGTCCAACGAGTAGAACAAGGAATCGCCGAACTGCCGCCGGATTTACGGGTATTGATGCGGTATCGGTACATCATGGGCTTTAGCTGGGAGAAAATCGCAGAAACAATGCATATTTCTGTTGGGACGTTTCATAACTGGCACAGAAAAGCGTTGAATTTGCTAAAATTGAATTGAATTGAAATGTCAACCTGTGCTATAATAGTAACATCGAAAAATGAAATCCGGATGGGAGAACTTCCTGTCCGGATTTTTTATACCTGAAAAACGGAGGGAGGGAGATGAAACAAAATGAAACAAAAACAGAACGTAACATCATAGATGCACGCATGGCAATTGCCGCGGAATTGCTTGCAAATCCGGACTTCTCTGGCACGAAAGAAGAGATTGCAAGAGAAGCCGGTGTTTCACGGGCTACGCTCTACCGCTGGCTGAGGAATCCGGACTTTGTTGCTCTGGTGAATCAGCTGGTTGCTCAGTACGCAGATGCAGAACTTGCAATGGTTTGGAAATCGCTCTGCAAACAGATTCAAGCTGGAAATCTACAGGCAATCCGCTTATACTTTGAATTGCGAGAACGTGGCAAACAGACCGCATCCAATCAGTTGCAAGACCAAACATCCAAACTTTATGAAACATTAGGAGCAGACGATGAAACCAATTACGAAACTTTCGCCGAAGCAGAAACTGGTGCTGAAATGGGCACATCTGACCAAGTTCAAAAATCGGAAAGCAATCATCTGTGACGGGTCAGTGCGTTCCGGCAAAACCGTTTCTATGATTCTGGGCTTTGTACATTGGGCGATGCGATTTTTTGACGGGAAAAATTTCGGCATCTGCGGAAAGACCATCAGCAGCACAGAACGCAATATCATCCTGCCGCTGCTGAATATGCCGGACATTACCGACTATTATTCTTTACAATACATTCGTGGGGAAAATAAGCGGATTATCATCCGAAGCGGAAGCCACACCAATACATTCTTCATCTTCGGCGGCAAAGACGAAAGCAGTTATACACTGGTACAGGGCATCACATTAAGTGGTGTCCTTTTTGATGAAGTGGCGTTGATGCCGAAGTCATTTGTGGATCAGGCAGTTGCAAGAACGCTGTCAGAGCCAGAAGCCCGATATTGGTTCAACTGCAATCCGGAATCGGCGGAACATTGGTTCTATAAAGAGTGGATTTGCAACACCCGTCAGAAAAAGGCGTTGCACTTACATTTCACGATGCAGGACAACCCCATTCTGTCACCAGAGCAAATTGCAGATGCAGAACGGTTGTATACCGGAGTCTTTTATAATCGCTATATCAAAGGGCTGTGGTGCGTTGCAGAAGGGCTGATTTACCCGATGTTTGACAAGGCGGTGCATGTCAAATCTTTGCCGCATCCGCAGGGAGAATGGTATGTTTCCGTTGATTACGGCACGCTGAACGCCTTTTCTGCTGGGCTGTGGTGCTATGATGGAACAACCGCCTATCGGGTCGCTGAGTATTATTACAGCGGCAGAGAACAAAAGCGACAGCGTACCAACACCCAATATTTGCAGAGCATTCAGCAGTTGACCGCTGGGAAGTCCATTTCGGCAGTCATTGTTGATCCGTCTGCTGCCAGCTTTATTGCAGAACTGCGGCAGGCAGGCTTTTTGGTGCGAAAAGGAAAAAATGATGTGGTCGAGGGCATCCGGCGAACGGCGGCTGCTCTGGAACAAGGAAAGCTGCTGTTTTCTCCGGATTGCAAAAACAGCTTTCGGGAGTTCGCCCTTTATCGCTGGGACGAATCCAGCAGCCAAGACCGCCCCATTAAAGAAAATGACCATGCCATGGATGACATCCGTTATTTTGTATCCACCATCCTGCGAGAGCAGCCAAAACCAACCAGAGTTGGAAAATTTTAACCGGAAAGAAGGAACATGATGTATCGGCGACCTTTTTACTACATCCAGTCCCCTGATGAACCAATGACCATCGAAAAGCTGCAATACTGGTTACAGCAACACACAGTGGACTGCAAACGGCTGCAATATCTGAAAGATTTGTACGAGGGACGGCATCCCATTCAGCTGCAGCCAAAGAAAGAACCGTGGAAGCCGGACAACCGCATTATCTGCAACTTTGCAAAATACATTGTCGATACCTTCAACGGCTATTTTATCGGGATTCCTGTCAAAACCATGCACCCAGATGCAGCCGTTGCAGAAACATTGGAAGCCATTCAGCAGTACAACGACCAAGACGACAACAACTATGAACTTGCAAAATATTGCAGCATTTACGGGAACGGGTTTGAATTGCTTTACACAGACGAAACCGCCCACATTTGCACAACCTATCTTTCCCCGCTGGAATGCTTTGTTGTCTATGATGATTCCGTTGCAAGAAAACCTTTGTACGGGGTGCGATACTACCGGACAACAGATAACGCCCTGATTGGCAGCATTTACAGCCAAACGGAAGAAATTCCGTTCTCAGATGCAGGGGACGGACTGCGGTTTGATGACCCGAAGCCGCATTACTTCGGCGGCGTTCCGCTGATTGAATATATTGAAAATGAAGAGCGGCAGGGAGCATTTGAACAGGTGGAAAGTGCTATCACGGCGTATGAAAAGGCAATCTCAGAAAAAGCCAACGATGTGGATTACTTTGCGGATGCGTATTTGCTGCTGATGGGGCTGCAGGTGGACGAAGAAAATCTGCATACCATTCGCAGCGACCGTGTGATTCATGTGCCGCCGATGGATGCGGACGATATTAACGCCATTCGGGTCGAATTCCTGCAAAAGCCTGCTGCGGATGCCACGCAGGAAAATTTGCTGAATCGGCTGGAAGACCAGATTTTTGCACAGTCCATGGTTGCAAATATTTCGGATGAAAGCTTCGGCAGCAGCTCCGGGACAGCCCTTGCGTACAAGTTGCAGCCGATGAAAAATCAGGCAGCAAACAAGGCACGGAAATTTTCTTCCGGCATGAATCAACGCTGGAAACTGATTGCAAGCCATCCGGCAACGAAAATGGCAGCGGATGCGTATCTGGGTATCACCTATCAATTCACGCAAAATGCACCAAAGAACCTGCTCGAAGAGGTACAGACCGCCGCTCAAATGGCAGGTGTGACTTCCAAAGAGACGCAGCTTTCTGTCATTTCTGCTGTCGATGACCCAAAGAAAGAACTAGAGAAAATCGACTTGGAGAACGGCGGTGAGGCGGTGGATACGTTGCAGGCAGAGCGGGTGACAGGCGATGCAGAGTGACACCTACTGGAGCAAGCGGCTGCAAGAATTGGATGTATCTTTAAGCAAAGATGAAAAGCAGCTCTTCTCGGAGTTATCAAAATACTATGAACAGGAATATGCAGCACTGGACAAAGAAATCGCAGCGTACTATGCAAAATATGGTGAAGAGAATGTGATTGCCTTCCGAACATTGCTGCTAGAATTACCGGATGCAGACAAGCAACTGCTGCTGCAAAACATGGATGAATTTGCAAAGCAATATCCAGAGTTTGCCGAACTGCTCCCCGTTCGGGAAAGCATTTACAAACTGAACCGCTTGGAAGGCTTACAAACTTCCAGCGTGTTGCAGCAGTTGAAAATCGGAGCGATTGAGCAAACGAAATTTCGAGAACACTTTGAGAAACAGGTGTTGAAATATGCAAACTATGCAGCGGAGAAGTTGGGATTCGGGACGAATTTTTACCGGATTGATAGCGAGATGCTGCAAGTTGTGATTGGAAATCCTTGGTGTAATGGCAAAGATTTTTCTGAACGGATTTGGGCAAACCGAGAAGCCTTAGCACAGACTTTACAAAACGAGATTGCAAACGGTCTGATTCGTGGTGAAGATTATAGGACCATGTCAAGAATCTTGCAGCAGAAGTTTGAAAATACATCGCAGAAGCAAGCAGAACGGCTGGTTTTTACAGAAGATACGTACTTATCCAATGAAGCGAAAATTCGACCATTTGAACGGAATGCAGCTTATACGCATTATGAATATCTCTGTGTAGAAGACCACCGCACCTGTGAAACTTGCCGTGCGTTGAGTGGACAGACATTTGAAATCAGCAAACGGAATGCCGGCTTGAATTTCCCACCGATGCACCCTTGGTGCAGATGTACCGTTATGCCGGTGGTCGAGGATTTGGCGACGATAAAGAGGCGGTTGAACGCCGATTCTGGAAGTGGAAAATCAGATGCAATTTTGTTGACAGATACACGGAAAGATGGTATAATAAAAACAAAACAGAAAAAATACAAATCGAAATACAGTGCTGACGAACGTGCAGAACGTTCCAAAAAAGCAAAAGAAGTTATCGAACGAGTGCTTTCTGCTCTTCATTTTGATGAAAATGGAAAGATTCTTGATGAAGTCGTTTATACCGCTTCTGGAGAAGAAGTCAAAATTGTTGAGAAAACGACCTTGCAGGATAAACCAAATTCTATTACGCAAATTGTGAATGCAAAAGGCGGCGTTAATCGAAATTATTATGATGAAAACGGAAATCAATTTTTGCAGATCAGTAATAATGGGCATGGGCATCCAGTTGAAGAAGATCTTGGGGAATTTGGAGAACATGCACACAACTATTATTTTGATGAAAATAATAAGCTGAAAAGAACTGATGCAAGGGAACTTACAGAAGAAGAAAGAAAAAGGAATGACGATATGCTATGAAAAGTTTAGAAGAAGCAAAATATCTGTTAAGAGAAAGCTTTGCGTTTGAATTTGAATATGCAGGAAAAGATGGCGATGTTGATTTCTGTACTAATAGAGAAAGTGGAAAAGATAATTATCACATTCGATATGGAACTGATAATTATGATATAAGTACAGAAGATGAAGTTTTCACATTCCCATTTATAGACGGAAAATCTTTGTCTGAAATTTATGCAGATGTTGAAATTCAACCATGTTAATCTTGCCCGCTAAAACCAAAAATATGAAAAGCATCTCACAGAGGTGCTTTTTTCATGCCCTGAGGAGGAGTTACAATGGTAGAAACAAAAAATAGTTTGACATTTGGAGAAGCTTTGGAAGCACTGAAAGCTGGAAAGAAAGTTGCCAGAAACGGATGGAACGGAAAAGGAATGCATCTCATTCTTATCAATGGCAAGTGTATTCACAATTCAATTACTGAGTGCTACGGTGACGGAATTGCGGAGCATACTCCAAAAGTCCTTGATAGTATAGCGATGTATACAGCACAGAAACAGCTTGTTGTAGGCTGGCTTGCAAGTCAGACCGATATGCTGGCAGAGGACTGGCACATTGTAGAGTAATCACTGCCCCGACCATGGGTAAACTGGCGGAGGGTGGAAACCAAGAACAAACAAGCCTGTGGGTACGGCGTTCTTCTATCAGCAAATCAGCATCTGAGCAATCAGGTGCTATTTTTATGCCCATTTTACGAAAGGAGCAACGATGCAACTTTTATTTTTCCATGCGGACTACTGCCCGCCCTGCAAGCAAATGCAGCCGGTGGCAGAGCAATATGCAGCCCAGACCGGCATTCCGTTGTACACCTTCCGATCAGATGATGTGTACGGCGGAAATGCCATGGCACGGCAGCACCATGTGAAACGCCTTCCCTGCTTGATTCTTCTGGATGATGATGGCAGAGAACAGGCTAGAACCGAAGCCGTCCAAACGCTGGAAGGGTTGCGGAAGGTATTTGAAAGGAGTGAATCATAATGGCAGACAGTACAGAACAGGTTACAACAACCGAAACGCCTGTTACGCCGACAGAACCGGCAACGGAGCCTTCTACTTTGACCGCAGAAGCGGTTTCGCAGATGATTGCGGAAGCGTTCCAAGGCTTTGAGCAGCGGCAGTCAGAAGCAAAGAAACTATCAGAAATGACCGACCAGCAGCGAGCAGAAACGGAGCGGGATTCCTACAAGCAGCAGCTCCATGCCCTGCAAAAGCAGGTGGAAGCGGCACAAATGCAGAAAACCGCACGGGAAATGCTATCCGAAAAAGGCATTCATTTGCCGGATTCTCTGGTAGCTGCCGTGGTTGCAGATGACGCAAAGACCACCAAAACACAGGTGGAAGCCTTTGCAACGCTGTTTACAGAAGCGGTAGAAAACGCCGTCAAGGAACGTCTCAAAGGCGAACCGCCCAAGACCGGAACATCAGGACGCATGACGAAAGAACAGATTTTCGCCATTCCCGATGAAGGAAAACGGTTACAGGCGATTCGGGACAACATGAATTTATTTGAGTAAAGGAGTTAATTTATTATGGCAGTACAAGCAAATACCAATTTGACCACCGATTTTGCCAAAGCACAGTCGATTGATTTTACCAATCGCTTTGTTGACGGCATTCAGAAATTGCAGGAGCTTCTGGGCATTACCAGACGTACGGCAATGGCGAACGGTTCTATCATCAAAGTATACAAAAACAAGGTAACCATGGCGAATGGAGACGTTGCAGAAGGCGATTTGATTCCGCTGTCCAAGGTGGAAGTAGAGGTGGCAAATACCTATGAACTGGCTTACAAGAAGTACCGGAAGGCAGTAACGCTGGAAGCCATCCAACGCAGCGGATTTGACCTTGCGGTTTCGCAGGCAGACAATGAGTTGTTGAAACAGATTCAGAGCAACATTCGCTCCGCTTTGGTGACGTTTTTGGCAACTGGTACTGGTACAGCAACCGGCACTGGCTTTCAAGCCGCCGTAGCAGATGCCTGGGGAAAGTTGCAGGTACTCTTTGAGAACGATGCAACCGATGGCGTGATTGTGATTGCAAATCCGCAGGATATTTCAAAATATCTTGGGGTGCAAACCAACATTACCACGCAGACTGCTTTTGGCATGACGTATTTTCAGACGTTCTTGGATGTCAAAGTCATGTCGAACTCCAGTGTTCCGGCAGGAACATTCTATGCAACCGTTGCCGATAACCTGAATCTGGCATATCCGGCAATCTCCGGCGGGGAAATCAACAAGGCATTCAGCTTTACAACAGATGCAACGGGACTGGTTGGCATTACCCACACCGCAGATTATACGCGTGCAAACTATGAGACCACGATTTTAACGGGGTCTGTACTGTTTGCAGAACGGCTGGATGGTGTCATTGTTGGCACGATTGCGACTGGAGCGTAAGCATGACACTGCTGGAGCGGGTACAGATTCGCTTGCAGGATGAACCGAAAGCGGAGAACACACCGCAACTGCTGGAACTTTGCGATATTGCAAGCTTGCGAATCTGCTTGCGAGTGCGAGAAACAACGCTGCCGGAAATGTTAGAACCGATTGCAGCGGAAGTCGTGGTCAAGCTGTTTCGACGTTGGAATTATGAGGGCATTCGTTCTGAAGGAGCGGATACAATTTCCACTACGTTTGTGGAAGATGTTCTGGCGGAATACGAAGATGAGTTTACCGCTTATCGAGAAACCAAGGCGGCGGAAAACGGCAGCGGCACGGTTCATTTTTTGTGATAGGAGGCAGCAACCATGCACTATTTCCCCATTCATCTCTTAAAAGCCATCCAGACCGGAACAGATATTTTAGGCAATCCTATTACTACATTACAAGAGCCTTGTGCAGCTTGTAATGGGTATACAGGACGATTCACAGAATGGACGGCAGAGGATGCGGAGCTAGTCGGGCGAGATGTTACCCAAACGCAGCGAAAACTGTTGACAGATGCTCCGCTGGCACGCTGTAAAGAAGCAGATGTGGTGCGTGCTGGTTCGGAAGACTATCGGATTACTTCCATCAAAGATTTGCATGGGCGGTGGCGGATGTTGTATCTGGAACGATGGTATCAAACCCTCCCAGAACGGAGATGCACAACGTGAAAATCAAAATCATTCTAAACGGAACAGAAGAGTTAGTTGCTGCACTGGAGCAAAAATCAAAATCGGATTTCGTTGCAGTTTGTAACCGAACCGTTGGCTTGTTGACACGGGAAGCAACGAGAAACACGCCTGCTGATACAGGAAAGCTGCGGCAGAGCATCCGAACTGAATTGCCGAAAGAATCGGATACTACCATCAATGGAGCGGTCGGCTACACGCTGCACTATGCACCCCATGTAGAATATGGGCATCGGCAGCAGCCGGGACGATTCGTTCCACAGATTGGGAAACGACTGAAAGCCTCCTATGTTCCGGGGCAACGGTTTTTGCAGCGTTCTGTAGAAGCCGTTCGCCCTCAATTTGAACAGATGCTAAAAGATGAGCTAAAGGAGGACTGAGGTCAGAATGATGCTGCGAAAAGCCGGCTTTGCGGAGATTGCCGCTGCTGTGCTGCAAAATCTCCGGAAAAATACCGGTTATGCTTGTTATGATGCTGTGGAGAAGGACACCCCTTCTCCATTTCTATTTGTAGAGGTGGTCGGAAAACGGGATGCGTCCAGTAAAACGATGTTCAAGGAAATTTTTACCGTACAGATTCATGCAATTGCTACACCGAGCGATGCCAGAACAGAAATTTACAGCATGATACAGTCGGTAGAAGAATCGTTGACGGAATCCCTGACACTGCCGGATGGGATTACACTGGTGCTGCAAACAGAAACCGGTGTGCAGTCTTTGCAGCAGGACGAAACAAACGAATATCATGCCGTGATTTCCTATGAAATCATGGTGAGTTATGGATTGAAATGTAAGATTTAGGAGGAAATACGATGTCAAGTTATGATAACAATTTTTACTGTGATTTTTCAGAAGATGCGGCAAAAGCCGGGAAGGACATTCTGCTTTGCATCTACAACGCAGACGGTTCTAAGCTGCTTGCAATTTCAGGGCAGCAGAATTTGACCATTAACCGCAGTGCTGACACGGTGGAAGTGTCCAGCAAGGATACGACTGGGGGCTGGAAAAAGCAAATTCCAGGCATGAAAGAATGGTCGATTGACAACGATGGCATTTATATTCTGAATGCAGAATCGCACAAGCTGCTCGGGCAATATTTTGAGAACGGCGATATGGTCTGCTTGAAGGTCATTGATGCCAAGGAGAAAAAGCCGCTGTTTGGCGGTCTGGCTTGCATTACAGACTATTCGCTGGAAGCTCCATACGATGACAGCATGACCTATTCTTTGAGCTTTTCTGGCAACGGGGCTTTAACAGACTTAACAAATCTCTCCACGGAAGATGCCGCAAAGGTAACGGATATGCCGGAAGATTTGACAACAGAATAAGGAGGAGCTTATGCAAACCTATTTTATCAAAGATAAAGAATACCACTTGCATTATACCATTGGCAGAATGGCGCAGTTGGAAAAGATACTTGGAAATGCCATTACTGGCGTGATGGTTTCCATCACAAATGGAAAATATCCAACGATTTCGGAGCTTTGCACGCTGTTTGCTTACGGCTTGTCAGATGACCGAGGGGATTATGCCCCTATCAAGAAGGCTCTGGAATTTGCTCAGCAGCAGGTGCAGGATGTTGGATATGGTGCACTGTTTACAGCAACACTGGAACAGATTCAAGAGGACTGCGGTTTTTTATTCCGGTAAGGCTGGTTGAATGGGAATATTTTCCGACCAGTAAAGAAAAGCCTGACCTAGAAGCGGAACAGTTCCGAAAAAGCCAAGATTTCGCTTTTTTTGCGGTACAATTCGGCTATTCCAAAGCAGATTACAACGCCCTGACCGAAACGGAACGGGCGTTGATTTTGAAAGCGTATGAAAACAAAGTCGTAGCAGATACCAACCTTTTGGCAGGTGCGGTTCTAAATGCAGTTTCCAATGCGTTCCGGAAAAAGGGTAAAAAGCCGCAGAAGCTCTGGAAAAAGCAGCCGAAGCATACCAACAAAGAACGACAGCAACAGCTCGTGCAGCAGGTTCTGGAAGCCGATGCAGCACAAGGAACGGCATGGGTAGAAGCGATTTACAAAGCAAACGGGCGGAAACGAAAGAAGGTGTCGTGATTGGAGTTTTATGGTATCGAGGAACGAAAAACCGGAATTCGGTGGATTCAATCCCATCAATTACAATATATCAGTGCAGAACAGCCTTATGCAGAAGCGAACGTTGGCATCTACACTGGAAGAACCAATGGTGGCTATGGATTGGGGCTATATTGGACGGATTTTTCTGCCACTGCCCCAAAAGTAGAAACATTTACCGTAGATATTCCAGGGCGAAACGGGTTACTGGATTATTCTGAAGCTTTGACTGGCTCTCCGGTTTACAAGAATGCAACGCTATCTGCAACATTTGTGGCAGCTTGTACGATGGCAGAATGGCACAAGCTCTATCAAAACGTCCGGCAAGAGTTGCACGGGCAAGTTTGTACCATTGTTGCAGACAGCAATTCCAGCTATGCCTATCGTGGACGCTGCACCGTAGATTCCACCATGGAAGATGCCAAGCATGCTGTTTTCACCATTTCCGCCGATATAGAGCCGTATTGCTATGATAATTTTCCATTGCAAAAGGGATTCCTTTGGGATGCGACCGATTTTTCCGGAAGCCTTCCGGATGCACTGACACTGAGCGAATCTGGAGAAATTACAGAAACACTGTATGCTCCGAATGGCAGGGTTGGTGGACTTTATGGAGAGGTTACAGTCATTGCAGAATTTCCTTGCACGGTAACCATCAACGGAACTGCTAAAGAAATCGAAGAAGCAAACGGGAAAGCGGTGTTTTCTATCAGCTCTTATTTACAGCACAACAGCAGCGTGACGGTTACAATCACCGGAGGCACTGCCGGAAGCCAAATTGCAATTCTATGCAGATGCAGGAGGTTGTTATAATGTATACAGCCTATTACTTTCCATTTGAAAATTGCAGGGACGGAATTATTCCGAGATTGCCACTGTTTGACCCGAAGAATGGCTATTTTCTGAAAGATGCGGTTTTGAAAACGAGTGCAACCAAAGCAGGCAAATTTACTTTTACCATCCCAGTAGACGATGAACGAGTACTACAGGTTTTACAGTGCTGGGTTACTGTCGTATCTGATAATGTGCGGCGGCACGATGAAGACACTGTGGGTGAAAATGTGATATGGGTTGGACGACCGACACAAGTAGAGCGAGATTTGTATGGGAATCGAACATACACCTGCGAAGGCGTTCTGGGAATGCTAAATGATACGGTATGCGTTGCAAAGCCATATCCCTCTATTTATAACAGTATCCCAGATTTTATCAATTTTCTTGTATTCTCCCTCTGGACGGATTATCAATGCTATACAGCAGCAGTAGATGCAAACACAGACGCAAGCACCGTGTTCCGAAACGGAACATGGTACAGCTATGACGGCAAAAAAATTCTCTACAAAGAAACGAAAATTCCAGAAGGTGCTAAAGTTTGCGTCCCGCAGGTGGGCTACAATAACGGATATTATCTGAGTAGCGTGGTCTATGAAGATTCTGCCTGCAAAACAAAAGTTTTGAAACCAGATGGCAACGGATTTTACTACATAGACAACATTTCTTTTGTACGATATTGGACACAAGCAGAAACAGCAATGGAGCTATTGCAGTCTCGAATCATCGACTATTTTGGCGGCAATTTTCAAGCAGAAGTTGTAGACCCATACACGCAAAAAGAACCACTGACAGACGTTCTGCACACTGGCTGCGTTCGGTACGCTTATCGAGACCCAAGCAATCATCCAATTAAGACACAAAAGCTGGAACTTGGCAACAATATCACAGATGTTTCTTCTTCTTATATAGCAGAAGATTTTTATACTGGAATTGTTCCAGTGTCGAGTTCTAATGCGGATAACACTACTGGAGAATCGGACGCTACGGAAACAATGATTTATCCAGAGGTGACGGAATCCGACTTCGATAGTGATGGCAACCGAAAAATAGATATAAAGCCATACGCAGCATTCAGTTTTTATGGTGGAAATGATACGGAAATTACACCGAGCAATCTCGTTGTTTGGTTCACCGGCGGAAAGTTCGGAGATTATTATATGTCAAATCGTGAATATCCAGCATCACGAGCTTTCAATCAATATTTGCTGAACAAATACGGACCAATTGTCCGAAAAGTGAACTTCTCGTTTAGCGAGAGTAACCCAGATAAATATACCAAACGAGAAGCCGTGGTTGCCCATGTACTGGCGTTGGAGGAACCCAAAGCAACTTTTTCCGTATCCGCAGTGGATTTGGGACTAGTGGAAGATGGTGTGGAGTGCTTGCAGGCTGGTTTTCAAGTGAAAGTGGTTTATACGCCACTCGGAATTGACGAATGGATGACGATTGAAGAATTGGAAATCCATCTGGATGACCCAACGCAGTGCAAGGTAACGCTGAACGGCTCTTTGGATTCGATTGCAAAAATAGTAGCGAGGGGGTGAGTGTATGGCAGATTATACGCTGTCTGCGAAAATTACAGCAGACATCAAAGGTTTTGTAAGCAATATCAATACCGCAACAAAAAAAGCGGAAAGCATGGCAGAAAAGCTTAGCAGCAGCATGCAACCTGTGAAAACGGCATCAGCATCCGCAAAGGAAGATATTGCCGCTCTTGCTGATGGATTTCAACAATGGACAGCAGCATCTCCTACTATTCAAAAAATAAAAACGCAAATAGAGCAGATGATGCAAGCATTCCAAAACAGTGCTGCCGGAACTGCTTTGCAAAATCTGGAAACGAAAATGAAAGAGCTGATTTCGCCAATTCAGTCTGCTGCATCTCAGATGAAGTCACTAGCAGAAGCGGCAAAAGATAAGGCTCTTGGAATCTTATCTTCAACAGCAGAAAAGGCGAAAACGGGAATAGAAGCTCTCAAAAATTCCATTCAGCGAACGGTTTCTGAATCCAAGGCATTCCAGACTATTTCAGCAGAAATTAACGCCATTAAGCCGTTTGCATCTGCGGTAGCCGGAACTGTGGAGCACGTGTTCCAATCTGCATTTTCTGCGATTCAATCGGCGGCTTCTAAAGTACCTGATGCGATAAAAAGCATTGTTTCTACTGCCAAAAGCACATTAAATACCATCTCTGACCTTTCCGATAAGGCAAGTAAGGCGTTGGAATCTGTTGGAAAATCGGCAGAATCCATTGGCAGCGGATTGCAATCGGCTGGAGATAATCTGAGCAGCCTTGGCGGAAAAATTACCGCCGTAGAAACGGCAGCCGCTGGATTGGCAACAGTTGGACTAAAAAAAGCAACGGATTCTGCGATTGACTTTGACACGCAAATGCGAAAAGTTGGAGCAATTTCCAGTTCAACGGATGAAGAACTGCAAGCCCTTCGGGGATCTGCATTGGAACTGGGTGCAAGCACTTCACTTTCCAGCTCCGAAGTAGCAGAAGCCATGACAGAAATGGCAGCAAAGGGCAGCGATGCAAACCAGATTATCGCTGATATGCCTGGGATTATCTCTGCTGCGGAAGCTTCTGGAGAAGATTTGTCTTTGGTAGCGGATACTGTTTCCAACGCAATGAACGCATTTGGAGACAGTGCTGGTGATGCGACCCATGTAGCAGATGTGTTGGCACAGTCTGCGAATCAATCTGCCGCTGGCGTATCCGACTTGCAATATGCATTCAAATATGCTGCACCGTTAGCATCTTCTTTGGGAATTAGCATGGAGGAATTAGCAGCCGCAACCGGTGTTATGACAGATGCTGGGTTAGAAGGTTCTCAAGCCGGTACAACCTTGCGTGCAATGTTTGTTTCTATGTCCAAACCAACAGACGAAGCACGAGAAGCGATGGAGCAGCTCGGTATTTCTTTTTACGATTCCGAAGGCAAAATGAAATCCATTAGTACGATTGTATCTGATTTACAGACAGCCACTGCGGATTTGACCGATGAAGAAAAAGAACAGGCACTCGCAACGATGTTTGGCACAGAATCTCTTTCCGGACTGCAAGCAATGATGAACGCAACGCCGGGAACGATTGACAAAATGACAGATAGCCTGAAAAATTGTGACGGTGCATCGGAAGAAGCTGCGGCAAAGATGAAAGATGGCGTTGGCGGTGCAATTGAGAATATGCAGGGTGCGATTGAATCTTTTCAAATTACCATTGGGACTGCTTTACTTCCGATGATTCAAACGGCGGCAAATACAATTTCAGATTTATTTGCAGACATGACCGCTGGGTTCAATGAAAACGGAATCACTGGCGTGGTAGATGCCATTATTGGAAAGCTGCAAGAGTTAACGCAGCCAGAGCTGTTCAGCCCTATTTCTGAAAACGTTACAACAGTACAGACAACGATAGGCAAAGTCGTGGATAAGGTGGATGACCTTTGGCAGAAATTTCAAGAGCTACAAGATGCCGGCGTACCATTCGGGAAAATTGCAGCGGCAGCAGCGGCAGTTGGTCCTTCTTTGATGGTTGCCGGAAAGGCAGTTTCTGCTGTCGGCACAGCAATTTCCGGAATCGGGAAAGTTGCTTCCACTTTAAGCAGCGGCTTTGGAATGCTTTCTAAGCTTTCTGCTGTTCTTGGCGGATTGTCTACGCCAGTTTTCCTTGTTGTAGCAGCAATTGCAGCTTTAGCAGCCGGATTCATTTATTGCTATACAACCAGTGAAGATTTTCGGAATACCGTTTCCGATTTTTTTTCTGGAATTTTGCCTGCTATACAAACGGTAATCGATACGTTAAAACCGCTGTTTCAAGAGTTTGGAACAAAGCTCAGTGAGCTGTTTCAAGCAATTTCCCCTACGATTGAAACCCTGATGACAGCTGTTACAAAAATTGTAGGCGTTATCGCGGAAAACCTCATTCCAATCATTGGGAAAATTATTGAAGTGGTGATGGAAGTTGTGAATGCTCTACTTCCCATCATAACGCCTATCATCAATTGGGTTTTGCAATTTGTCAGCGACCTCATAACGGCGTTGACGCCAATCGTGGAATGGATTTTGAAAGCAGCACTTTCTATTGTGGGGTGGATTCAATCTGCAATCGAATGGATTGGAAATGCAGTTGTAACTGTAAAAGATTGGATTGTAAATACTGTAGAAGAGACCAAAGAGAAAATCGATTTGGCAATTGCAATTGTTTCTGCTTTGTTTGAAAGCATCAAAGAAACGATTCAAAACATTGTTTCTGCCATTAAAGACTGGATCTCTGAAAAAGTAGAAGCTGCAAAAGAAACCATTTCCAATGTCATCGATGCTGTCTCCGGTTTCTTCGCCAACTTAAAAGAGACGATTTCCGGTATTTTTGACAACATTGCTGATAAAATCCGAAGTGTCATGAATACGGTAAAGGGCATTTTTGAAAACGTTCTGGACAGCATTGAAAACCTCTGGAACGGCTTATCTGACTTTGTCGGTGGCATATTTGACGGCATTGGAACGGCTTTTGACAATTTAATCAGCGGAGCAAAAAGCTTAATCAACAATTTCATTGACGGCTTGAATTTTGCAATTGATATTATCAATGCAATTCCGGGCGTATCCATTGGATATGTCGATTATCTGGCACACGGTACTGACGATTGGTCAGGTGGCTTCGCTGTCATGAACGAAGGTGGACGAGGCGAACTGGTCAACCTGCCGAATGGTTCGCAAGTTATTCCGCATGACATTAGCAAAAAATATGCACAGGAAGCCGCACGAGCCGATGCTTCGCAGGTTGTTTTCATCGATTATGACCGCCTGATTACAGGCATTGCATCCGCTATGCAAGGGGTGTCTGTGAATAGCACTGTCAACCTGGACGGGAAAGCAGTGTCCAAAGGCATTGCACCCTATATGGATACCGATTTGGGGCGGTTACAAGGAGCAGCAAAACGATATGCAACGTAAAGGAGCGATTCTATGATTGATATTTCCAGTAATATTGCAGTCATTCGAGAAACCAGCAGCGGTTCAGAACTGCGAACCAACATTGCAAGCGGCATGGAAACACTGGCAGGCAAGGCAGCATCCAGCGATGATGTCACCGCCGCAAACGAATCGGTTGCTGCAATGGAAACCAAAATTACAGAAACAAATACAGCAATCCAAGAAGTTTATGATGCCCAAACGGCGTTGAACGATAAAATGAAAGAACTTGAAGAACAGTGTTCTGCATTGCAAAAAATTGCAAATAAGTGGGTGGTGCATGCTTAATGGCAGATATTGCAATTACAACCGAATTACAGGAAATTCAAAACAATCTTTGGGGTACGAATGTGCGAGAAAATATTGCTCTTGCTCTGGAAAAATTGCAGAATCTTCCGGAAGAGCCAAATACCATTCAAGGAAGCCTGAAAAATTCAAAATTATCTCTTCTAAAAGTATCCATACAAAATATGGAAAATACATTGCAATCCAGAAAAGACCAACTCGACAGAATCAAAGCCAGATTGGAACAGGCTTCCGGCAGAACCATTTTGCAGTATGGAAAATGCGGCAACGATGTGTATTATACAATTTGCGATGACGGAGAAGCAGCTTTGTATGGCACAGGTGCAACGTATGATTACGCAACGGGGATTATCTTTGTAACAGACGTGTCAAATGAACGCTCCGTTTTTTATAAGAATACCAATATTAAGAAAATCACAATTTCAGACGGTATCACGAGAGTTGGAAACGGATTATTTTTAGATTGTCCAAACGCAAAAACCGTTTCATTCCCATCCTCTCTGACAGAAATTGGAATTGGAGCATTCTTTATTTCCATGAATACATCTGATATTGGACACGGATTGCAGCAATTGACAATTCCTAGCACTGTAAAATCCCTTGAAGCATATGCATTTTGCGATACTGCAATTACAGACGTTATCATTCCATTCAACGTAACAACATGGGAAAGCTATGTTTTTAGTGAATGTAAAAAATTGACTACCGTGCGAGTAGAAAGCAGCCTGATTGGTGGATTTGCTTTTACGAGTTGCACTGCTCTAACCAGTTTAACCATTTCTGCCAACTGCACGAAAATTGGAACATGCATGCTCACTTACTGCTCCAGCCTGACCGAAATCACCTACGAAGGCACAAAAGCACAGTGGGATGCAATTGAAAAAGGCACGAATTGGGATTCAAGGCACGGTGCTGACCATGAGGACGTGCTATCCAAAATCATTTGCAGCGATGGGAACTGGATTTTCAACGAAGAAACGAAAACTTGGGAGGAGGAAACCGCATGAAATTTTTGGTAAAAAAGCAGCAGATTGATTGCATCGAGCGGGACAAATTGGCAGATGGACAGATTGCCTTTGTATCCTTTCGATTCGTGTTTGACAATGAATGGGAAGGCTTGTATAAGGTTGTACAATTTATGCAAGGCGAAAATACCTATAATATCTCGCTTGGTGTAGATGGCTATTCCTGCAAAATGCCGTCAGAATTGCAGGCAGGTTGTGCGGAAATGAGCCTGTTTGGCTATGCTCCAGACGATGAAACGGCTCTGCGAGCAACGACAGCTCCTATTAAGCTGCGGATTGAGCAATCTGGATTCAGCAGTTCTGGTTCTGAAGTTGTCCCACCAACGCCGGACTTGTATCAGCAATTGATTGCAAAAATTGATGAAAAGATTGCTTCGGTACACGATGGGGCGGACGGAGCATCCGCCTATGAAATCGCTGTTGAGAACGGTTATACTGGCACGGAAGCCGAATGGCTGTCAAGCTTGAAGGGCGAGAAGGGAGACGCCGGAGAGCAAGGTATCCAAGGCATTCAGGGCGAGAAAGGCGATACTGGAGCAGCCGGAAAAGATGGCATGAATGGAACGGATGGAAGAGATGGGGCAAATGGTTTCTCTCCTACAGCAACCGTCACTGAAACAGATACCGGGGCAACAATCACAATCACTGACAAAAATGGCACAACGACAGCAACCATCAAAAATGGAACAAGCGGAGAGACCGCCTCTTGGGGCGATTACACACCGGGATGTGAAGAGGGTGAATCAGCGAAATACTGCACCGCAAAGCTGGTAACTGTATATGGCAAGCAAACGTGGCAGATATTGCCGTCTATCAGCACCGTATCTCACAATGCACTGGGTATTGTAACGGATGGGCTGTTTGTGCTGGATTTGTCGCCGGATGTGGATACACTCAAAGCGTCTGCACATACGCATGACAATAAAGAAGCGTTAGACAGCATTACCAGCGATAAGATTACAACATGGGATGGTTATTCCGAGGAAATCCAGACTGTGAAAAATGGGTTAGTCGGAAAGAAAGACCAAAATTCATCATATATTACTGGCGAAATTTTTAATGAATATAAGAAAAATAAAGCCACAGGTTATGCTTCTCATTCAGAAGGTTCCACGACTACAGCATCCGGCAATTGCTCCCATTCAGAAGGTTGCGATACTACAGCATCTGGCAGAACTTCTCATGCAGAAGGTTATTTTACTATAGCATCCGGCGATTACTCTCATTCAGAAGGTTTCAATACTACAGCGTCTGGCATAACTTCTCATGCAGAAGGTAACGTTACTACAGCATCCGGCAATCACTCTCATTCAGAAGGTAATTATACTATAGCATCCAGTTCTTATCAGCACGTACAAGGGCAGTTCAACGTTGAAGATTCTGATTCCAAATATTCTTTTATAATTGGTAATGGCAAAGATAACAACAATCGTTCCAATGCCTTTGCAATTGACTGGAATGGAAAAATCTATATTGGCAATGATACAGATGGCGTGGATGTTTCTGCATTGGCTATTACGATAGCTGAATTACAATCACAACTAAACCGGAAAACCATCCAATTCCGGCACGGGAAAGGAACGCTTACCGCAACAGCAAATGGTACAAATGTTGTGTGGCAGTACGGCGGACAACAGGTGCAAGGGGGTAGCTGCACGTTTGATGTAAAATCAGACAATGGGCTGATTACGCTGGAATGTGATACCATCGAAAGCCTTACAATCAAAAATGATACTACAAACAAGATGGATTTATCAGACTTAGGCGGTAAGATTGCAAGCGTGCTCAGTCTAGAAAGCTGCCCAAACATTACAGGAGATTTGTCTGATTTAGGTGGTAAGATTGCAAGCTCGCTAAACTTAAGCAGCTGCCCAAACATCACAGGAGATTTGTCTGATTTAGGTGGTAAGATTACAAATTGGTTAAGTTTAGACAACTGCCCAAACATCACAGGAGATTTGTCTGATTTAGGCGGTAAGATTACAAATTGGTTAAGTTTAAAAGGCTGCCGAAACATTACAGGAGATTTATCTGATTTAGGCAGTAAGATTGCAAGCATGCTTAACTTAGGCTACTGCTCAAATATTACAGGTGTTTACTCTGGGACAAAATACCCAAAAACATTTGCTGTATCAAAAACAGCTATCACGTCAGCCAATATGGACGCAAATTTGATAAATTTTGCAGCAAGTGGCGTCAAATCAGGCACGTTTACAGCAACCGGAATGAAAAGAACGGCTGCATCCGATAATGCTGTTGCAACATTGGTTACAAACGGTTGGACAGTATCGGGTCTTACAAAGGAGGGATAAATATGTACATAAAATATGCGGATTATCAGCCTAACATGAAACTTGGCGATGATGATAGCGTTTTGATGTCGTTGCAGGAGTTTTTAGATGGCGGCAAAGATTTGGAGGACGTGCCGGTTACGATTACGCCGGACGGAGAACCACCTGCGGAAAGCACAGAAGACATATGCGAGGGGGAATTTGAATGAAAGAATGGATTTGTGCAGCAGCCGGAACGGTCGGCGGTCTGATTGCCGGGCTGTTTGGCGGCTGGGATGCGGCGATGATGACCTTGCTGATTTTCATGATTGTAGATTATGCCACGGGATTGGCGGTTGGATGGTGTGGAAAATCCCCTAAAAGCAGCACGGGGGGACTATCCAGCAAAGTTGGCTGGAAGGGGCTTTTAAAGAAAGGTGTAGTGCTGCTGCTGGTTGTTGTGGCAGTTCGACTGGATGTTATGCTGGGGACATCGTATGTAAGAGATGCTGTTTGTATTGGGTTTTGCTGCAACGAATTACTTTCCATTATTGAAAATGCAGGACTGCTGGGCGTGCCATTGCCAGTAGCGTTGAAGAATGCAGTGGAACTGCTCCAGAAGAAAGAAAAATAGGAAGTCGAATCAGTCGAAAAAGTCCCTTGAATTAGTCGAATCAGTCGAAAAAACCGTCCGACAGCGGAAGGGCTGCCGGACGGCATTATGAAAGGATGATATTATGCCAGTCAATCATTATGATTATAACGATAGTACCCAGTTTTCCCCACATTTCAATGCACGTGAATTCCGGTGTCAGTGTGGACAACCACATGAAACTTTGATTGCGTCTGAACTGATCGACAAGCTGGAATCTCTTTATACCGCCCTGAATTGCAGTAAAATCATCGTGACAAGTGGCTACCGCTGCCCAGAGCATGACAAGGCGGTCGGCGGTACAAGCAGCGGTCAGCATACCAAAGGCTCTGCTGCGGATGTCTGCTGTTACGGGCAGGACGGGCAGCCAATCAGCAGCAAGACGGTATGCTGTAAGGCTCAAGATTTGGGCTTTACTGGTATTGCTAATATTACAAGCAGCTATCAATATACGCATTTGGATGTCCGGACAGGATACCGCTGGCTTGGGGATGAAACAAAGGGCAATGGTACAGTTACAGAGGATTTTTACAAGTATTTTGGTATCAAAAAGACTACCGAAACAACGAGCATTTTAAAGGGGATTGATGTGTCATACTGTCAAAACGAGGTTGACTGGGACGCTGCAAAAGCATCCGGACTGGTTGACTTTGCGATTTTACGGGCTGGGTATGGCAGAGAGCCAAGCCAAGTTGATACACAGTTTAGCCGTAACTATGCAGCTTGTAAGCGTCTGGGTATCCCCTGCGGGGCGTACTGGTTTAGCTATGCGATGTCGGCGGACGAAGCAAAACGGGAAGCACAGGTATTTTTACAGACTATCAAAGGAAAGTCGTTTGAGTATCCGGTTTATATGGATTTGGAGAACGAAAAACAATTTGCATTAGGCAAAGCTGCTTGCTCTGCAATAGTAGATGCATTTTTGAACACGCTGGAACAGGCTGGATATTTTGCCGGACTGTATTGC